CCGTGTGCTCACCCACTCGATGCGGCGTTGCTCGATGGCGCGGTCAGAATTGCGTGCGCGCGCATCGCCAGTATCCATGCGGGTGCGCGCGTTCTTGCGCTTGCTCATCATTGCACCTCGATGAAGCGTCGCGTCGCGCCACTTGGATCAATCACGGTCCACATCGGCACGCGCGGCGGTGTGATCGGCACGAGCAGATGCGACGGCACGCGCACGAGGAACGCATCGAGACGATCACTGCCGTGATTGCTCGTCCACAGAAACCATTCGCCGGCGACGTCGCTATTCCCTTTCGGCAATTTCGCGTAGTCGTCGGTGCCGCCCCCGCTCGCCTTGAGATCCACGAGCGTCGGTGCGATCACCAGCACGTCGTGCGAGTCATCGAGGCGGAACGCGATCACCTCATTGTTGCGCGGCGCCTGCGTGCGATTCGCGCCGCTGCCGATCACGTATTGCGCGTCGGGCGCGGCGTCGCGCGCGTTGCAGTGCGAGAGATGATTCAGCTCCGCATCCCACGTCGGCGTGTAATAGCAGAGTCTGCCCTGCGGATCGCGGTCGTCATCGAACATCCACACCCGGAACGCGCTCGCCTTCGCGTTCCAGTTATCCGCCGCGACCATGTAGCCGTAACCGTTGTCGGAGTGCCCCGCCGCGCCTTGCTGATCGTAGAGGACGCGCGGCGCCATCGTGCTGTCGAGCTGGTAGATCAGATTGTCTTCCCCGGCCTCGGCGTCGATGTTGTCTTTGGTGAGGAGCCATGCGCCGCTCTTGTCGATCTGGCACTCATCGTAGTCGCCGCGCTTGGGATACGTACGCCAGGGGTTCGCGTCGCCCACGAGGTACACGGCGCTGCCCTCGGGGGCATACGTCGTCGCGTCCTTGATGGTCGCGCTGAATCGCGTCTCGTCGTGCGAGGCGTGCCACTGCGCCGCGATCTTGTCTGGTCGGTAATGCGTCACGTCCACGAGCGTCTGCACGATGGGCGTCTGCCCGCGCAGCACGGGCTCGACATCGACGGTGTAGAGGTGCGTGAGATCGGTCGCGTAGAGGAGCGTCGGGTGGAGCGCGGACCAGAACCAGCCCTCGGCCGTGGCCCACGACAGCGGATGACTCGGCGGAAAGATCGGGCCGACCGGCGTCACCGCATCGGTGCGTTTGTCGACGCGCCAGAGCGAGGGGCCATCGCCGCCGCGCTGCCGATCCACGCCCAGGAACACGAGCAGCTCGTCCTGGCCGACATGATTGTTGATGTTCCGCCAGTAGGAGTATCCGCACCACCAGAGCGCATCGACGCCGCCCGTGTCGCTCGCGTTGGTGAGGCGAATCATCGTGGTTCCATAAGGAGGCGGCGCTGTAAAAGGCCCCCTGTCCGGTAATGTCACCGACACTCTTGGTCGAGTGATGGCGGTATCGCAATGTTCCAAAAGCCCCCCTGGGTTCATAGCCGACGTGTCCTCCGAGCTGCCACACTCATAGCGGCGGATTCAGTACGCGCTGGTGCATGTAGCTCTGCACGAGGCGCTGGCCCGCGTGCGTCGGCGCCATCGGCGAGATCTCGCGCGGCGCCATGTACGCCGAGAGGAGCGGGATGCCTTGCTTCATCCAGCACTCGACCGCCAGTGCCGCGCAGAGGGCCCGCGCGTCGCTATTGGTGCCGCCCGCCGCGATCTCGTCGTGATCGCCGTGCTCGCCGCGTCGGAGGGACGCCATCTCATCGATCAGCTCCTCGTCCGCGACCTCGAGGTGCCCGCGCTCGAGCGTGTCGCGGAGGCCATGGATGATCCACGGGCGCAGCTCGTGGCTCGTCTTGAATTCGAGCGGCGCCGACCGCGCGAAAAGATTGTCGGGCCGCACGTAGAAGTAATGCGAGACCGACGCGAGCAGGTTCCTCAACCCCCCGGCGAGCGCCTGCGTCGAGAGGCCGTAGCCGTAGTCGGAGAGTAGTTGCATCTCCTCCATCACGCGGTAGCCGGTGGCGGAAATCTCGAAAATACACATCGCGGGCACCCAGGTGCGATACGCGCCCGCGAGGTGGAGGAACACCCACGCGAACTGATACAGGTAGAGGTCGTCGCCGTAGGCATGAAACGCGGCCACTTGCCGCAAGCGATCCGGCCACGCGCGAAACACTTGCACGACGTGATCGTGCGCCTCGCCCGACGAGGACCACGCGGGATGGCCCGCCACGACATACGCCGCATCGTCGGCGGGTTGCTCCCACACGCGCAGTTGCGCGTACTCGGGCTCGACCTCGCGGACGTGTGACACGTCCAGCGTCTGGCGAAAGTCGTAGCGAAAGCCCGCGCACGCGGGAAGCGATTTCAGCGCCACGCGCAGCGCGCGGATGGTGTGCGCGCTCACGATCTTGTCACCGAAACTTTGGAAGCACTCCTCGGGGAGCACGCCGAATTCCTGCGCCATCAGCGTCTCGTCGCCGTGCATGTCGGCGTCGAGCATCCAGCGATACCACCCGAGCTGCGCGTCGGTGATGACGTGCTGGTAGCTGCGCTTGACCTCCGCGATCCAGAGGCGCTCCGACTCGTCGCGGTCGGGCAGCGCGTACTGCGTCCAGAGCTGGCGCTGCAGCTTGCTCGCCTCCCGCCCCGGCTTGACGAGCGCGTTCGCCTCGTGCATCCACCAGCTCAGGAAGATCGCGCGCTGCGTGGGCACGCGGCACGCGGTGCGCCACATCTCGTGAAACGGCGAGCCCACGCCGCGCGCCGTGGAATTCCACACGTACAGTCTCTGCGGATTCAACTTCGACAGTGAATTGCGGAGGGCGGACGCCGCGCGCAAATCCTTCCACGAGCCGACCTCGTCCGCGTGCAGATAGTTGACGCCGCGACTGCGCCCGAGGTTGGAATTCGAGCGGACGCCCGCTTCCTCGAACAGCAAGCGCGAGCCGTTGTCCCAGCGCAGGATGCCTTGATTGTCCATCGCGACGGGGCGCCGCCACTCGGGCGCCTGCGACTGCAGCATCTGCCGCATGATGTCGCGGCGAAACAGTTTGTTGGGCATGTCGTCGCTCACAAACAGCGCGGTCGTGCCCTCGTATTTCATCGGCCAGTAGAGGGTCAGCGTGTCCACGGTCGTCGTGCCGCCGATTTGCCGCCCGCCTTTCAGGATCACAAAATCGTGCACGTCCTCCTCGAGGCCGCGCGCGATCTCGCGGACCGCGCGCCGCTGCGTGCCCCACAAGCGCAGCGGCACGAGCCCCTCGTCGCGCGAGGGAATCTGCAGCGACTCCGCGAATCGCTCGTACTGCGGCACGTCGAGGTGGATCACGCGCGCACGACCTCGGGCATGCCGTCCGGTCCCCGGCGCAACGTCCACTCGGTGTCGCGCGCCCAGATCTGCGGCGTCGGCGGCGCCGAGGGCAACTGGAAGGCGGGCGCGTCCTCGCCCAGGAGACGCCGCTGGCCCGTGCCGTGCGCGGCGCCGGTCTGGCCCGAGAGGCGCATCCCGGCGAACTGGGGATTGAGCCGCTCAAGCGCGGCGCCGAGGTCGCGGAGGGGGACCGCCAGGGACGGGGCGCGGCGGGCGGCGGCGCGGCGCTCGTCCCTGGCGGCGAAGGCGTCGGCGAGCGGCGCCTCCGCGATGGCATCCACGCGCTTGGCGAGGCCCGAGCCCACATTAATCGCGTTGAACAACCGCTGGAGGCGCTTGGACCCGCACATCGGGCAGCGGGTGGCCCCCACGGGGAGGTCGTAGACGGGGGCCTCGCCGCTCGGCTGGCGGCACCGTTTCGACAGGCAGACATGGTCAGCGTGCGGCGGCACGAGGGGAGTCTACCACCCGGCCCGGGAGGGGGGTCATTTCGACAGAACGTGGAAACAACCAGGGCGCCAAAAATATCGCTTGCAATGGTGGCAGCGTTACCACCATACTGAGGCCATGGACCTCCACCTCACCCCCACCCCTGAAGGGAGACACCCCATGACCATCACGATCAACCCCGAGCACGAGATCGAACTGAGCGACGGCACCACGGCCACGATCCCCGCGCACATGATCCGCGAGTGGGGCCGATGCCCCAAGTACTTCACGCTGGCGCATGTCGCGGCGACGCCGATCCCCGACTTGGAGGTGTCCGAGCGCGAGCAGTGGGGCATCACGTGCAACGCCTGCGGCACGCAGATCACCGACACGTGCGAAGAGGAGGTGCGGTGATGGCGACGCCCAAGATCACGACGGCATTCTGATGCGCTGGCGGCTCTCGCATCGTTTCGACCCTGCGGCCTTGCCGCTCGCAAACCGCCAATACAACCGTCAAACGCCGGACAGCCCGCAGTTTGTGCCGCCGGGCCGCTGCATCGTCTTGGTGGCCGACCGCGCCGTCTGGGTGACGTCATGGCCGTACTACGCCCAGCATCGATGGGCCGGTGCGTGGATCAATACGCTTTTTCGGAAGGAGTGCGGAGGCCTCGCCTCGGAGTTCATTCTCGAGGCGATCGCGGCCACGCGGTTTTTCTGGTCGCCGCCGGCACTCGGGATCGTGACCTTTGTGGCGCCTGATGCCATCCGCCACAAGCGGGATCCCGGCCGGTGTTATCGCCGCGCCGGATTCTTGGTAGACGGCGTCACCGAAGTTCGCCGCCGACTCGCCTTGCGCTTGACGCCTGAAGCGATGCCTAAGCCTGAGCCGCCGCTTGGCGCCACGCTGCCGTTGTTCCCATGCCCGTAGGCCCCCCCCGCACCCGCAAGTGATCTTCTACCTCGGCACCAACGAGCCCGCGTGGCTCCCGCGCACTGACGTGCCGCTGTTCCTGTCCCGGCGCCGCCTCGCGCGGCGTCGGGCGCTGCCACGGGCGCGCGGCCTCTGGGCGCTCGACTCGGGCGGCTTCACCGAGCTGTCACTGCACGGCGCGTGGCAGACGATGCCCACGCAGTACGTGGGCGAGGTGCGTCGCTGGCGCGACGAGATCGGCGGGCTCGCGTGGGCGTCGATTCAGGACTGGATGTGCGAGCCGTGGATCGTTGAGAAGACGGGGAAGTCGGTGGCCCAGCATCAATCCCTCACCCTCGACAGTTTCGCCCGCCTGTTGGACCTCGCGCCGGATCTCCCGTGGGTGCCCGTCATCCAAGGCTGGCACGAGGACGAGTACCGCGCGCACGTAGACGCCTACGTCGCGCGGCGCCTGCCGCTCTGGGACCGTCCGGTGGGCGTCGGCTCGATCTGCCGTCGCCAGACGCTGGGCGGCGGCGCGCGGATCGTCCGCCAGCTCTCACGCCTCGGGCTCCAGCTCCACGGGTTCGGGCTCAAGTTCAGCGGACTCGCGGCGCTCCACGGCCTCCTGGCGAGCGCCGACTCCCTGGCGTGGTCGTTCCGCGCGCGGAACGCAGGGCGACAACCCGGCTGCACGCACGCCACCTGTCAAAACTGCCTGCGGTTCGCGCTGCGCTGGCGCGACCGCGTGCGGGCGACGTACTGGAACCCAGCGCAGACCGACCTCTTCACCCCCACACCCTGAGGGAGACGCGACATGGACCCGACCAAGGTAACCGAGATCACGGCCCTGTACGCCGTGGTAACCGTGGACGACGAGAACCGCGAGATGGTCGTCTGGGACACCGAGTTCCGGCGCCCCGCGATCACCGACGACCTAGAGTTCGCCCAGCTCCTGTTGCGCGAGGCGCGCGAGAAGGGCTACCTGCGCGACGCCGTCCTCGTGCGCTTCCTCCGCGAGGAGGTGCGGTGATGGCGACGCAGCCGCAGACGACAAGCATCTGCGACCGCCTCGCGGACTGGCCCGATCCGCGCCCCAAGGGCCGCACGCGCGGGTGCGTGCTGCACGCCCAGGACGTGCGCCGCGTCCTGCGCCGCGCGCTCGCCGCGCCGAACACGCCGTCGGTCTTCGGCGCGCACGGCGGCGACGTGCCGAACGCCTACGACTATCCCGCCGAGACCACGGCGGTCGCGGTGATCGCCATCGCGGACGACGCGGGCACGCTGCTCGTGTCGGCGGGCACCGACCGCATGAGCGCCAAGGGCGCGACCGTCGCGGGCGCGGTCGGCGTCTGCGTCTCGGCGGTCGGGCGCAACGGCCCGTGGTGGATGCTGGCCTCGGGCCGCACCCCCAAGAGCGCGACGCCCGACGACTACCGCCTCGCGATGCAGGCGCCCGAGCCGCTCCGCTACGCGCGCCTGGGCGGCGGCGTCGGGTGGGTCATCACCGACCGCGACGGGCACGCGGAGACGATCCTGCGGGTGGAGCCATGAGGACCGTCGTCATCCGCACCCAGCGCGTCACTCTCACCGAGGCGCACCCCTACCACCACTACGTGTCGGACCATCGCGCCACGGGCGGCCACGCGGTCGTGCTGCGCGCCTACGACGCGCACTGCCCGCTCTGTCGCGCCGAGCGCGCCAAGGAGACCACGCGATGAGCACTGCGCTTGAGGCCAAGGACTTCACCACGCAACAGATCCGAGCGGCGATCATCGCCAACTGCGTGTACTGGGGTTCACAGGGCTACTTCATCGAGGCCGAGCTGGACTGGTACGAGCGGAGGCCCGAGGGGATTCGCCTGTTTCGAGACGCCAGCGGCGTGCTGCGCGCGTGGCACATCCGCAACACCGACATCCGCGACATCACGCGATGACGACGACCAGCTATGCGGACCCGCACGTGTACCACGACGTGTTCGGCGTCGAGATCGTCTGTCGGCGGCGCGTGCTCGCCTCGGACGACAAGCGGATCGACAAGAAGGTGATCTCGGACATGCGGTGCCCGTCGTGCGCGAGCGAGCGCGCGGAGCGGGCGCGCCAGACGGGGAGGTGATCGCGTGACCGTCAAGGACGCCCGAACGGTCAAGTCGGACGGCGCGCTGAAGCTCGTCACCAAGGCGATGCGCGTGGCGCGCTGTCCGCGCTGCGCGCACGAGTGGATGCCGCGCGTCCCGTCTGTGTTGCGGTGCCCGCGCTGCTACATGAGGTTCAAGTGAGAGTCCGCGTGTACGAGACCGTCGCGGTGTGGGTGCAGCGCGCGAGGCTGCTCCCCGCCGCCGGTCGCCGCTACGTGATCGAGGAGTACACGACAGAGGGCGCGGTGCGGGCGTGGGGGAGCCTCGAGGCGCACGCGCTCGCGGAGGTGCTCTGGCCCGCGCTGCCGCGCACGGTCGAGCCGCTCCGCGTGCTCGTCCCGTTCCTCGAGCACATCACGCTCCGCCCCGAGGCCCACGCACCCACCCACAAGGGAGACCCACATGACCCAACAGCTCATGACCCAGCAACCGCGTAACGTTGAGCGCGCCGTCGCGCTCGAAAAAGTGCTCCTCGAAGGCAACCTCGCCGTGCTCTCGAATGAGGAGCGCCTCGACTACTACCGCGCCGTGTGTGAGAGCGTCGGGCTCAACCCGCTGACGCGCCCGTTCGCCTACATCGCGTTCGACGGCAAGATCGTGCTGTACGCGACCAAGGCGTGCGCGGAGCAGCTCCGCATCATCCATGACGTGTCCTTGTCGGAGCCGAGGATCGAGGCCATCGACGGCCTCTACGTCTCGCGCATCACGGCGACGCTCCCGAGCGGGCGGATGGACTCGGACGTGGGCGTCGTCGTCGCGCCGGTCCATCTCGGGAGCAAGGCGGACGCGATGATGAAGTGTGTCACCAAGTCGAAGCGCCGCTGCACCCTCAGCATCATCGGGCTGAACGTGCTGGACGAGGACGACGCGCGCGAGCACGGGCAAGCGGTCGTCGTGGACGACGCGGGCCGCATCCAGTCGGTCGCGTCGGCGCCGCCCGTCGCGGAGGTGTCGGGGGTGACGCCCGTCGTGGAACGCGCGCCGCTGACCGAGCGCATCACCAACGCCGCCCAGGAACGCGCGGCGCTGATCGAGCGCATCACCAGCCTCCACGCCGCCGCCAAGCGGCGCGATCCCAAGTACCGCGCCACCGAGGCGTGGCAGACGCACGTCGGCGCCTACGATCCCGACACCGCGCCCGTCGAACTCCTGAACGACCTCGTGCGCTATCTGGAGGGCAAGGTGGAGGTGAAGCCATGAAGCGCAGACGGACGCGGGGACGCCTCGCGGGGCAGCGGCTCGGCCCGACGCCGCCGACGCAACCCGTCTGGACCGTCACCGCGCCGGATGGCCGCACGCGGCGCTTTGTGGAGGTGCCATGAGCCTCGTGCTGTCGCTCTTTCCAGGGATCGGGCTCCTCGACATGGCCTTCGAGGAGGAAGGCTTCTGCATCGTGCGCGGGCCCGATCTGCTCTGGGGCGGCGATATCAGGCGCTTCCACCCGCCGGCCGGCGCCTTCGACGGCGTCATCGGCGGGCCACCGTGCCAGGCGTTCAGCGGACTCGCCAACCTGATGCGGGTCCGCGGCGTTGAGTCCGAGAACCTGATTCCGGAATTCGAGCGCGTCGTCGGTGAGACGCAGCCCGAATGGTTCTTGATGGAAAACGTATCGGCCGCACCGCTGCCGACGGTCGCGGGGTACATCGTGAAGGACGTTCTGCTCAACAACCGGTGGCTCGGCGAGCATCAGAACCGCGTCCGACGCTTCAGCTTCGGGACACACGATGGCCGCCCGATTCATCCACGGCTCGCGGCGCTCGAGCCCGTCGAATGGGAACATGCGGTGACCGCCGCACACGCCGGAGACCGGCGTGTGCGGGCCAAGGGACGCATCGCCCGCTATTCGATCGCCCGCGCGCGGGAACTCCAAGGCCTACCCGCCAACTTCCTCGAGGCCGCGCCGTTCACCGCCCAGGGCAAGCTCTCCGCGATCGCCAACGGTGTCCCGCTCCCGATGGGCCGCGCCATCGCCCAGGCCGTCGCGCGCGCGACGGGAAGGAGACCGCCATGCTGACCTCGCTTCCTCTTCGTCCTGATCGCGCCCGTGCGTCGGCAGAAGCGGCTCGCCGCCGCGCCCACCGTCGCGCAGCCCTGCGGCGTGGACGCCCCGCTCAGTCAGCAACTGTGTTGGTACCCGGTCGGGCATGCGACGCCGCACGCGTGGGAGACGCTGCGACCGGACGAGACGTGGGACGCGCGCGACCGGGAGGCGGGCGTATGAAGGAGGTGAAGCCGCGATGAGTCGCGCGTGCGTCCTGCGGCATGCGTTCGGCAACAGCGCCTGCGGCGGCGTCTGGATGTGGCGGCGCGGCGGGCGGCGCGGCACCGGGATGCGGTACGCCTGCTCGGTCCACGCCGAGATCCAGATGGAGCGGGCGCCGGTCATCCGCTGGCAGCGCGTGGAGCGAGCGCGGAGCACGCCGCGATGAAGTTCCTTCCGGCGGCGCCCCAGACGCCGCCAGGAGCCCACGGCTGGTACTACGCCTGGATGCTGGCGCGAGGGTTCTCCCCCTACCATCCCGAGCAGTGCCCGCCCCACGTGCGCGCGGAGTACGAGGGCCGCGCACTCAACGAAGCCCGCCAGTGGTTCCATGCCCTCGCGCAGGATCTCCGCGACTGCCCACCCGGCACGACGGGCGACTTCCGGTCGCAACTCATCTTCGTCGTGCGCGACCGGCTGCGCCGCGCGCTCGAGCCGTTCCCGCCCCGCAATCCGTACCGCACCTGTCCCTGTCACCCAGTGCCGCTCGGGATGCCGCGCGTCCAGAGCGACACGATCTTCGACCGTCGACTGGCGGCGCTGCGGCGCCGCCTGAAAGGAGACCGCCCATGACTGCGCCCCCCAGTCTGACCATCGGCAGTCCCGACAAACCGCGTGTGGTCCTCACCATCACCGAGTACCTGGGCGCCACGCGCACGGCGCGCGTCCAGGCCACGGTCCACGGCGTGACCGCCCAGGAGCTGACGCAGCTTCTGGAAGACCGCGTCGCCGCGCCGGGGCAAGCGATCTACCTTCATCACACTGGCTACCGGCTCTTTAAACTCAATGGGCGTGAGGTTTCAGAACACCGGCTCGTCATGGAGCGTCTCCTCGGACGCGAGCTGCGCCCGTGGGAGACGCACGCGCTCGCCGCCCTCAAGGGCTCGTCCAACGGGCATGGCGGGCGGTCGCGCATCGGGGAGTGGGCGCGCTCGCCCGAGGGCCGCGAGACCATGCGCCAGTCCGCGAAACGCCGCTGGGCGAAGATGTCGCCCGCGCAGCGCCGCGCGACCATCGCGAAGATGAGCGAGGCGCGCCATGGCAAACGCTGACGCGATGAGACCGGCGGTCCGCATCTGCTACCGCTGCGAGCGGTGCATGTCGAGCCGCGAGGTGCAGGCGCTCGTGCTGCGCGTGACCGCGCTCACCGCCGCCGCGAAGGAACGGCGCCGTGCGAATTCTCGGCCTTGACCTCGGCACCAAGACCGGGTGGGCCTACGCCTCGACGCCGACCGTGATCGAGTCGGGCGTCGAGGTGTTCGACCGTTCGCACGACGAGTCGCCGGGCATGCGCTTTCACCGCTTCTCGTCCTGGCTCGCGCGCTTCTTGGACGAGGTCGGCCCCGACGTGGTGATCTCCGAGCGCGCCCATCTGCGCGGGTTCGCCGCGACGCAGCTCGCGCTCGGGTTCGCGACGCGCGTGCAGGAGCAGGCGGCGCTCCGCAAGATCGAGGTCGCGGCGCCCGTGCATTCCGCCGCGCTCAAGAAGTGGCTCACGGGCGGCGCCAAGGTCATCGGGCGCCGCGCGACCAAGGACGATGTGATCGACACGGTGTGCAGCCGGTGGAAGATCGTGGACTCCGAGGACGAGGCCGACGCCATCGCGGTGCTCATGTGGGCGATGCATCACCTGGGAGGAGGTGCGCCGTGAAACTCGTGCTAGAATTCCTGGCCGTGAGCGCCGTGTTCGGCTTGATCGTCCTCGTCTTCACCGCCCTGCGGGCCGTGCTGCCCGTGCCGTGACATGAGTGGCGACGCGCTGGATCGCGCTCTGGCTCTCTCTGAGCGCCTCCTGCGCGAGCTGCACCTCCCTCGCGTCCTCCGTCGATCCTCATCGCTGGCTCACCCGGGGGGCGCGCCTCGGGGAGCTGGCGCGCGTCTACTGCGCGACGGGCTCGACCGCCGAGCGCCGCCTGATGGCGGAAGCGGTCGCGCTCGCCGCCGCCCCGGCCCACGTCACCATTACCTGTCCCGAGTGATGCTCCTCGCCGTGCTCCTGGCGCAGCTCGCCCCCGGCTGGTGGCTCGTCATGCACGTGACGCCGCATCCGGGGCGCTCGCCCATCGTCGCGCGCGGCCCGTACCTCACGCGCGAGGCGTGCGAGGGCGCGGCGAGCGAGTACAAGCGGCGCCCCAACTGGGTGCAGAGCTACGAGTGCCGCGAAGTGATGGCGGGCGTGAACGACCGATGATCCTCCCCGCGCGCCCCGACGAGCGCGACCGCGTGATCCGCAACCTCCTGCGCGTCTGCGAGGTCTCGCGCGAACACAGAAAGAACCGCACGCGCCGCCTGCGGACGATGTATCTCGCGGGCGCCGACGACGGCGACTTCTCGCGCTACAACAAGCTCCGCGAGCACGTCACGTTTTCCTCGAGCTATCTCTACGCGCCGTCGACCGTGAAATTCGGCGTCACGATGGCCCCGCACTATGGCGACGAGTGGCACGAGGAGAAAACCGCCGCGCGCGACGAGCTGCAGCATCTCTGGCAGACGAGCGGCGCCACCATGACGGTCAAGCTGGGCGTCGAGTGGGCGCACGTCTGGGACACGGCGGTCTTCAAGCTGGTCATCGACCAGGGGGAGGTCGCGGTCGAACTCGTGCCCGATCCGGCGGATGTCGGCATCCTGCACGAGGACCGCCCGTTCGAGCGGCAAGAGGCCATCGCGCACTGGTACCTCCTCTCGGTGCCGGAATTCACCCGGCTGGTCGACCTCTGCCTGCCGCACGAGACGCCCGCGCAGCGCGCGGAGATCGCCGCGCTCAAGGACTCGGCCGAGTCGTGGGCGATGCCGGGGTACGAAGCGGTCTCGGACATGCTGCCGCCCACGGTCGCGCGGACGATCCTCCTGTCGCAGGCCGCGCCCAACATGGTCGGCAACGTGATGGCCGGGACCGACACGGCGCTCGCGCTGCCGCGCGTGACCGATCCCGTCGTGCGCCTCGCGGAACTCTGGGTGTGGGACGACGAGCTGTCCGACTATCGCGTCTTCACCCACTTCATTCCCACCGAAACCGTGTTGTGGGATACGATGAACCCGCTCGACCGACGCTGCCACCCGTTCCACGCGCTCACGCTGATGCCGACGCCGGGGTATGCCTGGGGCGTCTCGCCGCTGCAGTATCTCTATCCGCTGCAGCGATGGCGCGAAAAGAAACTGGCGGAACTGGACCTCCGCGACGATCTGCAGCTGGACCCGCCGCTCTTTTTTCAGGGGCTCTCTCACATCGACGGCGAGCGAGCGAAAGCGTTCCGGCGCCCGGGCGGCAGCATCGCGAGCGCGATGCCGAATGCCTCGGTCTCGCCCGTCGTGCCCGGGCCCTTGGTCGAGCCGTTTGGCATGGTGGAACGCATCGACGCGGATTTTAGTCGCATCGGCGGGCTCCCCGTGCTCCCGGGAATGCGCGGGCAGACCGGCGAGCCCGGGGCGCGGAGCGGCGAGCAACAGATGACGCAGGCGCTGCTCACGGCGGGGCCGACCTTGGACAAGGCGATGAGTGTCGAGCACTGCGTCGCCGCGCTCGCGACCGGGATGCTGCGCGTCCATGCGCGGCTGCACGGCGAGTCACTCCGCACGACGAGCGGGCGCGAGTTCTTTCTCTCGCAGTTGCCGCTCTCGGATCTCCACGTGCAAGTGTGGGGACACTCGCACTCGCCACTCTACGCCGAACAGGTCGTGCAGCGCGCGGTGCTCGCGCGAGATCGCGGCGCGATGGACAACGAGGACTTTTTGGAATACTTGGGTCTGCCGCTCACCGAGAACCTGATCGCGAAATCGCGCAAGCTGGCGGAGGCCGCCGCCGAGAAGCAGGAGCGCGCGATCAGGATACGCGAGACCGAGGCCGAGGCCCGGAAGCTCCGCGCAACAAGCCGATAGCCTGCAACCGGCGGCGCAGCGACAGGCGCCGCTGCACGCCCGCGACGTACCCGAGATTCCAGCAAATCTGGAACCCGTCTCGCACGTCGCACTCGGCGGGAACGACACACCCGCAGACGACCTCGTGCAGGTTCGCGATCAGTTCACCTCGCTCGACGGTCAACGCCATGGTGGGCATCGCTGGGGGGGCTCCCTAGATATAGTGTCATCTCGGCCCCAGCATACCCGAGTCAGGCGGGGCTTGACAAATGGGCTCGGGTTTGCTCGCTCGGCGGAGCGCCGCCCAGCTCGCGCGGATCGCGTGGCCGCGAATCCACTCGCGGCGCCGGCCCCAGGCGTCGTATTCGCGCAGGGTTTGCCCGCATCCGCAGCGGCACGTGAGTCGCGGCCCCTCCCCGTCGGTCACGCTTGCAGTATAAAGCGCAAGGACTGCCTTGACGCGCGCAAATCTCCTGCTAGCGTGCAGAATCACCAAGTCTCTCGACTAGCCCGCCCGCCCCGTGGCGGGTCCAGGGGCAGGAAAGGAGAATCGCCATGGACAAGGAGCTGGTGCGTGATCGGCGTCGGGGACGGCGTGGACGGCGGCGTCGGTAGGTTCCGCTACAAGCGGCGCAGCCGTCGAGGGAAGCGCCGCTAGAGGGCCGCGTGGCGCGACGCTCGCTCGTTCATTCGCGCGCGGCGCGCAAGAACTTGGCGCGAGCGAGGCTCTTGCGACACACCGACGCGCGCGGACGGCGCGGGCGCCGCGCCCGTCGCGGCAGGAGCTGACCCATGCCTGAGCCCATGGCCCCGCCCGCAGAAGCCGGTGTGCCGCCCGCGCCGCAGCTCGCCCGCGCCCAGGCACCATCCGCTGGCGGCACCGCGCCCGCGAGCGCCCCCGGCGATCCCGCCGGGACCAACGCGCGCGGCCGCATCCAGATGGCGCTCGCGATCAAAATGCTGGAGCAGGCGCTGTCCTCGCTGGGCGCGACGAGCGAGGACGGCCTCGAGGTGTTGCAGGCGCTCACCAAGCTGTCGAAGCGGTTCGGCGCCGCGTCGAAGGATGTCACGCGATCCGAGGTCAAAATGTTGGGCGAGCAGGCGGGGGCGATCCAGCAACCCTCGCCGCAGCAAGGGCAGCAGCTCGCGCAGATGATCCGCCAACGTCAGAGCGCGATGGGGATGGGCGGCGCCGGGGCGCCCCCACCCGCCGCATAAGGAGAGACCGCCGTGCCTGGACTCATGGCCCCAGAGAATTATCCGAATCGTCGTCCGACCGATGGCGCACAGGTCAATGGCCGCATCGTGAACCCCGTCCGCTACGCCGAGATCGGCGGGCTCGACGGCCCCGGCAAGTGGCCGAGCGGGAACCAGATGAAGCTCGAGGCGGGCGGCGCCACATCGGTCAAGGCCGCGCACACCGCGACCGGCAAGAACACCGACTGAGATGCCGACGCGCGAGGAGCTGCAAGCGCGCCTCGTGGAGGAGCTGTACAACGATCCCGAGGGCCGAAAATTTATCGAGGACTGGGCCAAGAAGAAGTATCCGACCGCCTCGATCCCGATGGCGGAATTGCGCGCGGAGCGCGAGCAGATCCTCGCGGAAGTCGCCAAGCACAAGCAGGAACTGAGTGACGTGCTCGGGCAGGAGAAGTCGCGGCGCGCGTGGCAGGCGTCGGTCGATGTCGCCAAGGGCAAGTGGGATCTCCGCGACGACGACATCCCCGCCGTCGAGAAGATCATGACCGATGAGGGCGTCGCGTCGCACGACGCCGCCGCCGAACTCTTTCGCGCGCGGGCGCGCGTGGCGCCGTCGCGCAGCGGGCTCGGGGCGCCGATGCTGATTCCCGGCGTCAACGGCGCGGGCGGCGACGACTACAAGGGGCTGATGGAAAACCCCGACCAGTGGGCGCGCCAGAAGGCGGAGCAAGTCCTGCACGAGATCGATCGCGGGCGCGGCGGGCGCTGACCAAATGCACACACATCATTGGTGCCTCCTCGTTCTGGAGGAGCACGGGTATGTCGTCAGCGGGCCGCGCGACGTGATGCTCGAAATCCCGTGCGGCTTGCAGGAAGGCTAGGGAAATTTTGCCGTTATTGGGTTCGGGCATCATCCCTGCGAGTGGGAGCGGCGGGCTCGAATTATCGGCCGTCACGCGCCGCGCATTCATCCCGAAAGTGATCGTCCAGATTTACAAGGCGACGCCGACGCTCGCGTCGGGCCTCGCGAACGCGCAGACCGCGTCGGGCGGCGTCAGCTCGGTGACGGTGCCCGTCCAGGGCACGGCGATGTCCACCGCGCAGTCCAGCGGCTACGACGGCGGATTCAACGCGCCGACCAATCCCACCGGCATCACCGAGGCCGATTACAACCTGAAGGTCGTCATCGTGCCCATTCTGTTCAACTCGATGGAGGGCATCGTGCAATTGAGCGCCGCCGTCGTGCCGCTCATCGAGGCGCGCATGAACGATGCGGGCAACCAAATCGCGTCATATCTCTCGACGCAGCTCTTCACCAACGCGGCGGCGGCGAGCCAGGACATCGACGGCTTTCCGTTGATCACCGACAACACCAAGACCTACGGGAACATCGCGACGCGCGCGACGACCAACTCGTGGTTTGCCGCGAACGTGCCGACGCCGATTGCCGCGAGCGCCACGCCGACGCGCCAGCTCATCCTGACCGACATCGTGTCGGCGGCGAAGGCGAACGGCGGCGAAATGCCGAACATCGGCGTGATCGGCCCCGGCACGTGGCTCGCGCTCGCGAATGATTTTGTCTCGCGCGAGCAATACATGATCACACCGGGCGCAGGCGGGAGCTTCGATCAGGGCACGATGGGCGCCCGCGCCGCGTTCACCGCGCTCATGGTCGCGGGCGTGCCCATCTATATCGACCTCGACCAGACCGAGGGGCAGGTGCTGCTCTACAACACCCGGTACGACAGTTTTTACATTCACGAGGCGGCGGCGTTCGCGTTCACCGGGTTTGCCTCGACGCTGCCGAACAACAAACTCGGGTACGTCGGCGCCCTCGTCTCAGTGCTGGAGCACGTGAACGTGAAACCCAAGTCGGTGACGCTCCGCACCGGCTACGGCTTCACCGTCGTCTAGCGCCGCGCGCTCGTAGCGAGCGCCGTTCCGCTCATGTCCTCGCTGTCCGGGTCCATCGCGGTCCCCGCGAACGCGCTGTCGGTCGTCGTGCCGGTCGCGCCCGCGATGACGCTGTACACGCCGCTCGTGACGCCGTCGTGGACCACCGCCACCGGCGTCGCGCAAGTGACCCCCGGCAGCTTCACGGTCGTCTTCTCGATTCCCGCGCCGCCGGGGGCGCTGCTCTTCTTTCAGATTCAGCCCGGGGCCGCGCTGGGCGCGCCGCAGGGCCAGCTCGAGACGCTCGGCAGCTACCTCGATGACTTGCGGCGGCTCCTCCACGATCCGAACGATGTCTACTGGCCGCTCAGTGACAAGGTCGTGTACATCAACAAGGGGATGCAGGCGCGCGACCGCGACACGCTCGCGAATCGCCAGCACGTGCCGTTCACCTTGACCATCGGGCAAGAGACCTACACGTTTCAGGATCTCGGCAACGCCCAGGTGATCGATGTCGTCGGCATCGCGCTCCTCTTCCAGAGTACGCGCGTCGTGCTGAACAATCTGTCGTACACGCTCCTCACGGCGAGCTATCGCGCGTGGAAAACCTATCGCGGCATTCCCGAGGCGTGGGCGCGCTACGGCCCCTCGACCATCTGGCTCGGCCCGACGCCGAGCGTCGCGTATGACACCGAGTGGGACGTGGCGGTGTACGCGCCGCGTCTCGTGAATCTCACCGACGTCGATCCGCTCCCGTTCCCGTACACGTCGCCCGTGCCGTTTTATGGCGCCTACTGGGCGAAATACAACGAACGGCAACTCCCCGAGGCGGAGGAATTCAAGGCGCAGTACGACAGCAAGGTGCTGGAGGCGACCAACTCGCGCGTCGGCATGACGACGAGCGTGTACGGGACCGATTTTGTGCGGGTGTGGTAGATGCCGCCCGCCGTCGCACGCGCGGCCCAGCGCGGCCAGGAGGCGAAGCCCGAGACCGTCCAGTTTCGACGGTGGAAGGGGCTGAACCTCGAGGACTCGCGCGTCGCGATTGACGACGAGGAGCTGGCGTGGCTCGAAAATGCGCTGATCATCGGGCGCGGGTCCATCCAGATTCTCCCGGCGCCGGGACCGTCCATCGCGACGATCTCGCAGGGCGCCGCCACGCTCTGGGGGCTCGTGCTGAACGGGACGCCGGTCATCCTCACGGTCAACGCGGACGGCTCGATGACCCAGGTCGCGATCCCCGGCGGCGCGACCACGGTCGTCTGCGGCGCGGGCACCGTCACGACCGCCGCGCACGTCACCATCTGGCAAGGCTCGCCCGCGCTCGTGATCGATCCGACCCAGGGCTACTTCGTCGACAACCAGTACTTCAACCCCAGCCTCAAGATGCAGATCATCCTGCCCCCGGGCTGGAG